TGATCAGCCTTCTGCCTTACCTACTGATCGGAGAAAAGTAGGTAAGCAACGATTTCCCATCGTTGCCAGTCCATTCCGTAATCGAAGTGATCACGGATGGACGGAGGTAATGCATCCCATCGGGATGTACACCTTCGCTTCCAATGGTACCTGGGGGTGACCTCTCGGTCAGTCCAAGAACCATTGTTAATCGATCCCTGCAATAAGCTTATCATCACACCGGAAGTGTTATATGTTAAGCGCTTGTGACCTCGAGGAGTATCTATAAAGTCGCTACGTACATGTACGTAGCGGCCACGGGAGACATAGGCCTGATAGGCTTTCGCCTGAAGGTCTATATCTCTCCGATACCTCCTTACCTGGGGAAGGTAAGAAGGTGAATGGATACCTGCTGAGAGATCTTCCCAACGAGGAACAAAACGGGTTTTAACCTTCGATTGAAGGAGACCTATCAAATTCCGTAGTTGGATACCGCTCCTTACAGAGAAGCGGACAAGTAGATTAATTGCAGAGTAGAGAGAAGCGTGGCTCGAGGTATCTTTTAGATAGACACCTCGAACGTCGACCCCATTGAAGAAGTCGGACCCACACGACTCACGGAACGGTCCTTCTGTAAAGGACTTGTCACCGTTAACTGAGAACCCAAGGAATGTTAAGAGGGTGATAACATCCCCAGTAATTAAACTGGGACATGCTATATCATCACCATTGACACCCCAAAGGGTCTCAGACGTATCTTGCCTGCGAGGGTCGAAGGACCGACCAAATCGAAAGCGTAGACACGCGATGACGACACCGGCGAAGATTATGGTCTGCAAAGGGAACGTATAACCGTTCCCCATTGTTGAGATCATATTCAACGGGACGGTGCCCACGCCATCAACATCGACAGAGGGCGTTCGAAGCCATACCAACATCTTGTAAAAAGATGCTGGTAGTAGCCAAGAAAGCATCTTCATCGATATTGAATCGGAAGCACTGCTAAGGTCTATCGTTGATATACCATTAGTGATACTTCCAAGACGTGCAAGATCTCGATTCTTGAATTGCTGATCTGAAAGATCAATGCCAAATTGATATTTCAGTCGCTCTTCAAGTACATCGGCCAACCCAAGTTGAAAGAATGTATTCAACGAGGGCTCGACACAGATCGTACGCGAGATCTCATCGTTCTTCGGAACGAAGCTAAGCTTACTTGAGGTTACAGAGGGTCCGCCGTAAGTCATAGACCGAGTGTTCTCGGCATTTGACCATTCGGCGAATCTTTGTGTGTAACGCTTGTACCAGGAATACAACGAAGGATCACTACAGGTGAGGGGCGACGAGAATAGCTTCGCATAGAAACTATTTCCTCTAGAATACCTAGATGTACCAGGCCCGACGCGCCCCCTATTAAGGAGCTCGTAGGGGTGGTCCACCAAAGGCATACCTCGCCTGTGCCAGAAGTCATCGATGACGCGCTTTAACTCGCCAAGGAGGATCTCTGTCTTGCAATCGACGGTTTTCCATCGATCGGTATAGTCCCAGTCCCCACATGCACGATTGCATTGTAGGAACTTCGCAAGTGCACGCGTATCAGCTAGAGGGCTTACTGCTGTAACCAATTTCTTGGTAAGCGAGGCTCGCAAGCTGACCGCGAACATTTGCTTGGGTGTCATTGTCGCCCAGGTCTTGGTTTCATCCAAGCCTTGAGCAACAAGGTCCTTCGTCAAGTATTGATGTAGGACTTCAGGGCTGATCGCCATAAAGAGCACTCCAAGATGTGTCGTTATCCTCTGATTAAGAGGAAACTCAGGAACACCATACTCATTAACACGAGTATGGAAATCAAGAAACGGGAATCCTCATCTAGAGGACGCCTGTAATCAGCGAATCAGCCAGGTCGTTGGATTCTTCATTGAGAAGACCAACATACCAACTGATTGCTGCCTTGATCTGATCCGGAGAATACGACTCCATCCCTGCCGGAACATCAATCGTGGTTCGAATCACGAGAGACGAAGGCAGTCCAGCGGCAACCAAACCGCCCTTACGGACGATAAGTTTCCACTGGTTACGGGGGATAGCACCACGCAAACCGGTAACCGGGTTCGCAGGCGGCAACGCTTGAAGCGTTGACGGCTTGTAGAACGTAGCGGTCATCGGCATGTCTGCAGTATTTGCCGTCGCAGAGCCCTGAGTACCGCCGAGGGCGGTACAGGTTTTCTGCTTTGCATTAATTGCAGGTGGAGTATCATCCACCAACGTATACGTTGGAGAGGTGAAACTCGTGATAGTACCCCCAGTTGTGCTCGAGTCAGGAGACCAGGGCATCTGAAGGGAGGAATTGATACCTCCAAAAAGACAAGTGACAAGACTACGCATGGTAGCCTCCGTGTGTAATGACGACGTTGTGAAAGTTATGGTCAAGAACCATAAACAGATCTAGAACCACGAGCGTGAGTCACGCCCAAAGCGGCTAGGTTTAGCCACTTGAGCGACATTCCGGGAATCTTGAATACTAAAGGAGGTATCCAAGACTGACCTGAAAAGTCGGAGCGCGTCTTGATCTCGTTCGTGATAGATAAGTTGCCCATATAGCTAAGGGCTACCACTTCGTAATAATAACCCGGAGGAGGCGTGTCGAGATTAGTATGTTGGAAATCGACGCTTTGAGTAGCGGCGACCCGCGTACCTTTCCAGACCCACCTCACGGAAGAGCTATTAAACGTAGCGGCCTCGATTATCGACCCTAGATTGGTGAAATAATCGACAAGGAAGGAGTAGGGAATAAGCTCCCACGCAGTAGGAAGTATGTCAGCAAACGAGATTCCGAAACGATGGAGGCCCTCTTTAAAAGAGGGCGGCTCGATCGCAACGGCACCACGATAGCGGACAGAGGCTTCCTCGGTGGTCGTGTATACCCTATCAATGGCCAGATTACCCGCTGAAAAAGGACTCTTAAATGGAGAACCAGCTTTCTGATCAAGCCCTCGGGACGAAACACACTGAGAATCAGCGTGTCTCGCCGAAAGCTCGGCCAGGGCGTGGACGCCATCGTCGATGTCGTTCAAGAGCGGGCGCCAACCAAATGACGCCTCCAACCAAGAATCTGCAACAACCTTTCGGATCGCTCGAGGTCGAGCGGCCCGCCCCATACGTCGCAGAATGCGGCTATTAACCACACTCTGGATATGGGAAAACTGATTCTTGTACAGAATCTTGAAGGGGTTGCGGATCATTGACAAAGCTTCATGGATCTCTCCAATGAAGACGCCGCCTTGCATCGTCCTTTGAAGGGACTTTGCTCGTTCGACAAACTTTGTCATGGCTATAGCATTAGCTCTATTCAGGGATATCGTTGGAAGTCCTGGCACTCCCGAAAAGGAGAACCAGCCATGGCTTCCACGGTATTGGTACCTCACATCATTGTTCTGGTTTAAGGCTCCTTTAAGCCTGCGCGTGTAGTCAACATTGACTGCAAGAGCATCAGTACTATAGATGCGAGACACGGTCATCGCAGTGGTAGCGGTAAGGCAAGCAGCGATCCTCTCAGCCCATCCAACCCAGTCTGGTCCAGTAGAAACGGTATTATCCGTCTGCGCAGTAAAACCTGCGTAGGACCAGTTGGTAGGATTTGGAACAAAGAAAGATCGATGCTGCCCGCCGCCGCCAATCGTATGACGAAATGTTTTAGTACCCATATCCGATACACCTTAGGAGAGCTGGGGAGGAACCCCAGTAGATTATTTAACGTCCCTTACGGGGACGAGAAGCAATGCCGTTGGCTAACCGGTTAAGATCAGTCACCTCGACACGACTTGTTCCGTCTTTTTTCCATGGAAGTAAATCCATCGAAACACAGAAGTCGACATAATTATCGAAATCCTGTAGGACATAGTCCAGAACAGGATTAATGATACTATGAAAACATTCTGTATGAAAGAACTCGCCGTATGAGTAGGCCGAGAACTCAACCGTAAGCCAAACCAGGCGAGACGCGCTACGAACCCGACCATAGGATTCGATATGAAATAAACCATGATCATACCCAAGAGCCTTCAGTGGCTCTCGGTAAATGTCAGGGACTTCATACCCTTTCCCATAGTAGGCCGCAGCGAGTGCCTGAACGGTCACGACATCGAGACAGTTCAGTATGTGGGTGTCATTGTTCATGAAATGGATCTCCAGTGAATAAGACATGCCACACGGCACGCCTAGAGTGAGC